GCCAGAACAACAGCAGTAATAGGTGTCATATTTTCAAATAACATATCTCTTATACCAGAACCTATTTCTGGATGAAATGGTTTCTCGTAAAAGTTAGTTAATACTAAATTACGAACAGACCTTTTCACTGCTTCAATATCTGTTATTTTTTCTATATCATTTGTACCGTTTTTTCTACTAAAAAATAAATCTAAGTCTCTATATTGACGAACATTTCTAGATATGTCATTTTGAGATTGTGCATCAGTTAAAGCTGCATTTGACGTAATATTCGACATTGTGGACTCCTGTTCTATCTATTTATAACAGATAGGATTAAGTTTTCATATGATAACGCTCTGGTTTTTTCCATCCAGCCTCTTGTGCAGTTACCCGAATAAATGGTTTATTACTTTCTGTGTTTGCATTAGGATTTGGAATTGTAACCATAACTCTTTTACCTTTAGAAAAAGCTTTTAATTTATTATAAGTAATTTCTAAATGTGACCTTTCTCTTCTCATAGATTTCAATATATCTTTACGAACATTATTACGTTCACCTTTACTTGTTTGAGTTGCTCTCGATTTTTTCTTTCCCATTATAGTGTCCTTTCACTTTCACTTATGCGTATCTCATTTACTATTGCATCTATGTTGTTGTGCCAATAATCTAAAAATCTATGTATCCTTGGATACTTTGGTTTAACATCAAATGTTTGCCATACGAACCTCTGTAGTATATTCTCGTAATCTGGCATCCAGTAGTATATGTCTAGTGTAACTAATATTTTTTTCTTTATAATAATCATAATTATGCCGTTGCATAGTTTGGATCATATGTTTCGTTGTATTTGTATGTTATTTTTATAGCCCAAGGAGTTGCATCATAAATTCTATATTCTTCTTTAAAAACAACTTGTTTATTGTTAGTAAGATTTATAGAATACAAATCCTTATTATATTTATTTTGCAAAAAGTTTCTTAGTAATCCACTAGGATTAAAAATACTTAATAATTCAAATCTTGTAAATGATCCTTCAGCCTTTGTAGTCTTTCCTTCAACCTTTTCAATCTTAATAGGTTCATGTTTTAGTGTTACTACCTTATCATCACCTATTTCCTTCATATCTGAAGTAGTAAATTTTTCACTAATAGTTAAAACTCTATTTGAAAATCCTTTAGGACTTACAGTTTTTCTTATATTATTTTCAAAGGAATCTAAAGGAGTAGTTAATTCTTTTGTTATAGAAATTCCACCAAAAGATTGAGTTACTTTCTTAAATTTATCTGAAACCTTAATATATCCTGCATCGGCTGTAGGAAATGTTTCGGATGTAGTAAAAACAGCTTTTGTTGCTGCAGTCTTTGCAGCTGCAAAATCTGAATTTTCAGTGAATGTTGAAGCCTCTTCAATCACTGGATCAATAGATGGTAACTTGACAGCAGATGCTTTTCGTAATATATCTCCAGCTGGTGTTAACTCAAAGTTTGGTATAAGACCAGATAAACTTGTGTCTGAACTAAATGCAGATTTAGCATCCGTAACAAGAGTATCTAAATTAAATCCATTAGCAGTTAGCTCAGAACCAAAACTTGAAGTTATACTTGCAAGTAAATTTGCAGATTGTGTTGGGTCAGTTAATCCACTTAAACTTTGTAGTTGACCTTGAAGATTTACATTAGGAACACTAAACCCTTCGGGAATAAGTGTTCGTAACTCTGTGGTTAGATTTGACAAATCAGCAGAGATAAGAGAGGTTGCTGTAGCTGCTGCAGTTTCAAGATTTGCAAAAGCAGTAGATTTTGTACTTTCTAGTTTGGAAAGTATAGCTTTAAATTTTGGATTATCTCCTTGTAGGTTAGATGTTTGTGTATCCATCAACCATCTCCTACAAATACGTTGGGTGATCCAGCAGCTGTTTTAGTTGATGTTGGTGGATGAAGTGCATTATCGGAGGCAGCACTATCTGGCGTATTGTTTACAACTGCTATACCATTAACAAAAACATGATTAGAACCAGCAACTAAATTTCCAGCACCATGAGTATTTGGATCACCATTAACAGCAATAAGTTTATCGTTTGCAAATACACTATCTTGACCAACAACAACTGTTGTTGCACCACAAACTCTCGCATCATTTTGTCTATGTACTGCTATTGTCATCTCTATTCCTTAGTCTGGGTTAATATCAACTTTATTAGTTGCAGTTGGCGAACCACCACCAGACTTAATTGTATATACAGTACCAGCAGTACTGTCTAAAGTTGTTCCAGAGGTTTGTGTCATAGAAGTTCCAGAAACAACATTTGTTGTAGTTGTGGATTGTATGTCTAACTTACTACCAGATTTCATAGAGACAATACCAGAGGCTGTAGAAATTTGCATATCGCTTTTACTCATCATAGCCATTGTTGCATTTGAACTAAGAAATACATCTGTCTCTGCATGAAGTGTTATATTCTTTCCGACAATGTGTGTCTCATTTCCAACTATGTTGATATCTACATCACCCTCGCCTGGAGCTGCTTGACCTTCTAATGGGCCAACATTGCCTCTTACAAATCCTTTGATATTATAAGCATGATTTCCCATAATCTCTTCTTCAAGGTTTCCACCAGCACTTCCAGCTCCAACTCTTGTTCTTAAATTCTTATGTATCTTTTGTGTGTAGTTTCCTTCTACCTCTAGATGGTAGTCTCCTTTGATAAGTTCTCGCACAGTTCCTACGGTTGTAAGGTTCACATTTCCTTGTATCAGCACATTTGAAGCACCAGCAATAATCTCATAGTTGTCACCAATAACCTTGACCACCTTTGAACCGTCTGGATGTATCTCTTCAAACGTGCCTGACTTGTGTTGTGTGAATAATCTTTCTGCGCCTGGACTGTCATCTATCTCTCGTATATGACCAGACTCAGATTCAAACACATGGTTGTACGGATATTGAGCAGAGGTATATGGCTCTGCTGTATTTGATATTCCCTTTGGTTGCGGTTCCTCAAAAGTACCTCTTGTTTCTTGTACAGCTTCATCAGAAACAGATTTAAGATATGGTTGAGTTGCGGTAGGAATAGAAAGTACTCTCTGCTCTCTACGAGCAAATAAAGAATCATGTGTTTCAGAAGTTCTACCTTGTGCAAGTCTATTTGTATCTGGTTCACTAACTTCATGACCAGAAGACATGGTGTAAGTATCACCATCCACAGGATATGGGCCATAAGCAGGATCACCTTTGTAGTAATCTTGCTTTGCGTTCTTACCTCTTGGATCATTAAATCCTAATGATGGGTCTGCTGCTTTCTTAGGCACGCCTGGCAGTGTACCCATAATAACAAGTTGTTGTTTATCTGGGTCACTAAAGAACCCAACAACATAACTTCCTTCTACAAGAAAAGAAGGAGTGTTTCCCATGCCATGCATACAAGGATCAGTCACAGGATGCATGACAGCGGCCCAGGGCAAATCAGTTGTAGGTAAATCAACTACACTAGAGGAGTGGTATCCAAGACAACGAACACGAACTCTACCCAAGGCAGAGGGGTCGTTGCGGTCTTCTACAACCCCAACGAACCATACAAATCCGTCTTGTCCCATAAAGTGACTTTTTTCAACCATATAAACCTCACAAGCTTGTAAGATTATTTATAATGATTAATGTAAGTCTGGATCACGGCCTAGGCCTTTAATTGGTATTTTATATTCTTCAATTTTAAATTTATTATATGAACCACCCCTTGGTATTTGTTCATACACTGACCAAGCTTCTTCATAGCTTGTTAAGTTATCATATATTACTTTTTGGGTAACAATATCAACAATTTTAAATTGCATAAAAGATATTTAGACAAATTTTTAATTAAAGAAACTCTTTTACAGAAGCATACTCTACTCCTGTAAAGGTTTTTATCTCAAAAAACACAGAATCTTCATGCTTTTCTTTCACTGGAACATACTTTTTGGTCTTTTTAGACCAATATTCTACCTCACCATTTCGTAAACGAACATCATCATATGAGTCTGAAAGAACTTCAGTAAGCTCTCCAGAGAAAATATCACCAACTTCATTTTTAAAACTTACTTCATTACCAATCTTTAACATTAGATGTATCTTTCTTTTTATCAACGGTTACTTGTACTGTACGATCTTCCCAAGCTTGATGCTCAGCAGCTGCCTTCATTTTATCACCACGTTTCTTTGCAGCTTTTAATTCCTTAACAAACTTTCCTGCTTTGGAATCTCCTTCTGGAGTTGTAATATCAACTTCTTTTGGCATTGTGATGGTAGCATGGTCTTTCTTATAAAAACCATCTTCAGAAACTTTACTTCCCTTTGACTGTTGCCATGCATGATCTACACGAACAATCGTTGTACCGTCTTTTGGTTCTCCATTAGGATTAATAACTGTACCATCACCAAACCTGTCAGCAACAGCATCAGTGACAGCCATACCAGCATTTGCTTCAAAAGTTTTTTGCTCTGTTAAAGCTAATGTTGCTGCTTGATCAAGTATTTCCTTCTCTTTCATATTAGGATTTTGTAATCGAATCAAACCAACGTACTTGTTAAGCCTTTCGCTTAGTGCGAGAAGTCTTGGATCACTCATTTATATAACTCCTAGTTACCATGTTTCTTAAATTTTTCTAAATTAACATTTGGGTCTACTGGAAAAGGTGTTTGTTCCTCTACACCAAGCAATTGTTTCCACTTATAATGAACTTCAATCTTTTCATTTACAACAGCATCATAATACTCTTCAAAAGTATAATGAGTGCCGTATCGTTTATTGTAATAACCTAGATGCTCTTCCATGACAAGCTGTTGCCAAGACTTGCTTTCATCAGAACTTTCTGATTCACCGTCCTCTACAACAATAGTCTCCTCTCCATCATCAATCAGAGAGAGAACTTCTTCTTTTGTCAGTCCCAACTTCTCTAGTTTTTCAAGAGCAGACTTTCTTAGTACATTATTATCCATTTAATACTTCTTCCAAATTTGGTTCACTGAAATTTTCGCCTTTGAGAATTTTACCATCCTGCCTATATATGGGTTTACCGTCATTTCCTAGCTTACTCATGTTAGAACGATGCACTTCACTGAAGCACTTGTCAAGGTCAATACCAAAAGCATGGCCTGCACCATAGACTACGTATAGAATGTCTGATAGTGCGTCTGCAATATCCACAAGATTTCCAGTGGCATCACAACACGCCTCATTAAACTCTTCAACCTCTTCCTCAATCAAATCCATACGTAGTTCCATTGTTTTAGTTTCTGGCCAGTCAGGTTTTGTAACCACTTCCTGGCCGAAGGCATCCATAAACTCTTTTACTTTATTAAAATTAGTCAATTACTTTTCTTCCTTTTCTTCAATAGATTGGTTCATAATTTAAATACGTCATTAAAAAATATTTTGCATAGCCTGGTTTAAGTGGTGGATTGCCTCTATGGTAATACATCCACAAAGGGGGAAACATTATAATACTACCCTTCTTAGGTTTTATAGAATCTCCGTAGTGTGGAAACACTGTCTCTCCACCACCAAAGTCATCATTCAAATAGACCATCAGGATCAATATTCTCTTAGCTGCCGCATGAGAATCAGCATCTACATGATAACCAAATTGTTCTGATCGTTTACTTCCATCCCCAACAAGGAATCTTTTCATACGAAACTCTTCCCACATTATATTTTTTGGCCACTGGCAATCATGAAGTGATACATCCTTTTTATATCTTTCTGTAATGTTTAGAAATTTATTCATAGCCACTTTATTCAGATGGTCAAACCTATCAAACCCCATAGGATTCATTCTTTGGCAATTACAGTTACCACAAATTTGATGACCGTCAGGACGAATGGGGCCTGTACAGATGCCTGTTTTTTCCACTTCCTCAGCATCCTTTTTCATGGTTTCCTCAAAGGTTGCAATATAATCATCACACATTTCATCATCAAAAAAATTATCATATAGTCTTGAGTAGAAATTTAACTCTTGGGCCATGATAATTGCTCCTTAGTCATTTTATCCGTGTTGGGATCATATGCCGCTACTTTACGTTTGGTATAATCCAATCCTTTATTTACATTAGTTAAATCTATGTAATTTATATGAGTCATTACAAAATATTTTGCTCCCCTTCCTGATGGATTACGAGGGGGAATACCTCTATGAAGATAATTCCATGTTGGTGGAAAAATAAATAATCTACCTTGTTTTGGTTTTACTTTTGATTCAAATACGGGAAAATAAGTTTCACCATCTGCAAAGTCATCATTTAAATAAACCATTAAACATACAATTCTTTTTGCATGAGCATGAGAGTAAACATCAACGTGAAGGTCAAGGCCATGATTTTCTTCCTCATTTACTTTAAATCTTTTAATTCTAAATTCTTCCCATCCAAATTCTTTTGGCCACTGGCCAGGTATACTAATTTCACAATCATCAATATATTTTCTTACTGCCCCATCCCAAGAGTCCATAAGTTTTTGGTTTAGATTACCGAACCTCTCAAACTCCATAGGCCCAAGACGGTCACAATTACAGTTACCACAAGTTGGATTTTTACTACCATCCTTTTCTATGCATATGCTAAGGTCTTTCCATTTCTGCTCATCAATTCGTAAAGTTTCTTCATACTTTTCAATATACTCTTCACAGTCTGAAGGTGAAAGAAACCCATCATACACTCGACAATATTGATCTATATCAGCCATTACACTTATCCTTCCTTTTCATTAGGAGAGCCATACTGAAACTCTGTTTCAGCTGCAATATTCAAATCATGCATCAACTTCTCTGTGAAATACTTTTCGGGATTTTTAAGTATCTCTTTACCATAGAGCTTTGCACCATCCACATCATAGCGAGTACCAACTCTCTTGAGTATCTCGTACTTCTCTGCCAGTTCCAGCAGTCCGTAGTAACGATCAAGACCCTTGTCATAGGTCAATCGTACATCAATCACTTTATTCTCTTTGGTCAACCGACTCTTATGGTTCTTACAGTGAATGATATTACCGATAACATCAGTACCGTCCTTCTCCTTCTTCTTACTGAGATAGACAATGGAGGAAGCCGCATACTTCAGTCCACTTCCACCGCCCATCTCCTTCGTAGAGAATAACCCCATACTCTCGTCGGTATGATTCGTCACCACCATCGGCACATTCGCTCGGCCGAGCTTCAGAGTTAATACACGAAACGCCGCCTTGAGAACTTGTGCTCTT